CGACGGCGGCCGCGGCGAGATTTGCGGCGACGGCGGCGCGTCTTCTTCCGGGTTTTGCGCTTCCTCTTCCCCCCGCGCCTCCGGCGCGTGCGCTTCCGCGACCTCCTCGCCTTCCTCTTCCTCTTCGGCGTGGGCGGCGTTCCGGCCGCGGGAGCGGCGGCGGCGACTGGGGTGGCCGCAGCGGCCGGCGCGGCGGAGCGAACGTAGGTCTTCTTGGCGGCTATCAGTATCTCCTTGAGACTCTTGCCCTTGTTTCCAGGGAGTGCTCTTGTAGCCTTCACATGCTCCATCCAGCGACTAGGGGGCCTTCTTTTTCCTCCGACTGCCATTTATGAAGTACTTGAAGAAAAAAATTGAATAACCGCGGCAAGCCCATCCATATTCCTCCAAGAGTGCCGATGAAACGGCTTGCCCTTACGCGCCTACTATACTTCTCAGATGAGGTCCTCTATAGCCTCCTTCATGCGCTAGTGTCCAAGACATCATTGGAGGAAGCATTCTTCTGGCTCGCCGAGGCCTACTACTCCGGGTTCCACGACGAACTGGTAAGACATCTGTGGCGCATCTACTACGACTTTTACGCAGTAACTTACCCTAAATATGAGAAAAAGATAACAGACTTAACATACAAATGGCGCCAGGGGGAAGACAAGGATGACCTGACACCTCTGGCCTATGTCGTGAACATGCTGTTCTTCAGCAAGGCGACACCCACTGTCTTCCTCCTACGTATCACAGCCGGGAAGTCGCCGCGCTCAATATATACAGGCAAAACACCTACTTGGCTTGCAGAACTCGGCCTGCCACGGCGCGAGCGGCAGCTCATCAGATCAATCGACGAGGCAAATGATGAGAATCTGGCCTTCTACCTCACATGCCCCGCCGATCGCGCTCGGCAGTATGAGGCCATCAAGGCCTACTTCCGCGAACGGCACGGGCTGGCATTCCGAGAAGGAAAGGGGCTCGGCGGCATCCCCTACGGTGACAAGGGCCACATAGCACTTGCTTTGGTGTGCCACCTCCGAGAGGATATTGCCGCGATCAGGCGGAACCGGATATTCCGAAAACTGGGCGACAGCGCCGTCGCCGGATTGAAAGAGTTCAACGATCACTCGGTTGCGCCACCGCGCAAGACACTGCCGACCAAGAGGCTTTATCCCATATCGCCCATGGTGAGGTGCTTCGAACTCTTACAGGACACCGAATGCAGCGCGCGGTCCATAACCCCTCAAGAACTAGTGTGGTACCACTGGGAATTCTTCGCCAGCCGTTCCCCTCTATGGGCGAGCCGCTTCGAAGAGTACAGGGCCAGCTTTGACGAGGACAGCATGGAAATCAGATTTCCCGACGATGACAGCCTAGAGGCCTTCTACGCACGATACAACTATGAACCTGACGAGCAGTCGAAGGAGGTGCAAGGATTGGGGCTCACACTTCACACAGCTGGCCCAGCCCTCCTCGAGGGATGGCTTATCTCGCGCTTCAACTGCTACACGCACATCGGTCGCTGTCCTGCATACTAGGAAATTGACGAGGATCCGAGGGACTCATTAGACAGAAAGAGAGATGCCCAGAAATAAGAGAGGAGGGAATCGCCACAAGAAACAGGCGCGCAAAGGGGCAGGAGATGCAGCCCGCCGGCAAAAAGTGAGGTTTGCATCGGTGGAGGGGGAAACTTATGCCAAGATTACGCGGGTCTTCGGGAACGGCATGGCTGACGTCCTTTGCAACGACGGGGTCACGCGTCTGCTCATCATCAGGAAGAAGTTTAAGGGGAGAAATAAGCGTGACAATCAAATAGTGCTCGGCGGCCTCGTGCTCGTCGGGATTAGGCAGTGGGAAGTCGTCAGCGACGATAAGAAGCAGAAAGTGGACCTCCTCTATGTATACAAGCAAAGCCAGATAGGGGAGCTAATCAGTAGCGGCTGCCTAGAGACGTGGCTCCTACCGGAAGATCACCAGGAAGATCTTGCGTGCGGTTTCGAGATCACACCCCAGCCGCAGGTCGCCGCACTAGAGGACTCTGCGGTGTGCAAGGATGAGGTCGTTGAGGATATCGACGACGACTTCTGCTTCGACGATATCTAACGCGTGCGTAGGCTGGCTAAGATGGCTTCTTGCAGTTCTTTCTCTTCGTGAACGCCCTCCTGACGCTCGAGTAACTGACGAATCCCCGACCAGGGCAGCTCTCCCGTGGTCCTGGCAGGTTGGTTCAGGAAACTTATATTCCGAAGCATCCGCGTCATGCCTCCCGTCCCTCCTCGGGCGCCCGAAGGGTCACGGACCGGAGCGCCAGGGGGCGCTTCGACGCGCACCTCGCGGCTAGGCAGCTTACGACGGCACACCGGGCATGTCGCGCTCTCTTGCCGCAGCCAGACCATAATGCCCGAGGGATCGAATATATGTCCGCAAGGCAGCTCCAAGATGGCGTCACCGCACCCAAAGGCGGCTTGCGTGATTGGGCACGTGGGCTGGTCTGCGTTAGCAACAGGGTCAAAATGTTTCTCTGTCACGGCTTCCTCACCCGCTTCCGAGAGAACGCCTTTGTAGGCCGGCTGCGAGCTCGACAAGGTCTCCTCTAGTATCCTCCCGAGCTCAGACGGCGGCGGCGCCCTACGGGCCCTCGGTTCGAGCACGTCTGCGAGGAACGCGCCCCATTCGTTGTCCACGCCTGCGTTGCGAGATAAGGAGGGACGCGGACGTAATCCGAAGAAAGGGGCGTAAAAGTCTACGGAGGCTTGGCGTGGAGAAAGGATACTGTTGACACTGGTGGGGATTTCGAGGGCGATAGGCGGCCAGGGCGGGCCGGCGTCTCGGTCGTCCTGCATAAGTCTCACAATATCGCGAAAGATCGCTGTGATACTGCGCGAGTTTCCGTGATCAGGTTCGAGAGGCGGGAGGTCCTCATCGTCCTCTTCCGTGGGGGGCGGCGGTGAGCTCATTGGTTACTCTAGTCCAGTATTTTTATTTACTTTCGGGATAGACTTTCCGCGGGAAAAATGGTAGCGCAGGACACTCTCAAACTGTGCATACCGCCGATGACCGAGAAGGCGGTCGAGACGGCCGAGGGCGGTTCCGGGTTCGCGTCCCTGGCGCGAAGGCGCATGCAGCAGACCCAAAAGGCGGCTGTTGTGGCCGGCCAACAAGGTGAGATTACGGTCCTTGCCTTTCGCAGGGATTATCTGCTCACCGCGAAGGTTCCAGAAGACAAGTCCGGGTCCACTCGGCACTAGCCGGGGTGGCCACCTAGGTGCACCGGCGTACAAAGCCCTGACTTGCTCACTCATAGTAAGCGCGTGCGGGTCCTTGGATGCATCTACCTGCATATCTGACAGGACGACCACCGTAAGCTGCGCAGCCTCGGAGCTCCCGGGTGGAAACCTCTCGGCCAGCATTCCTAGGGCCCGAGTAAAGGCTGAGCCCCCCGACGCGGCACCGCTAGCGGCGATCCTCGCCACTTTCTCCACGAATGTCGCACAGCCGTCAAGGGCAATCCAACACGGCGGGTTACCGAAGGCCAGTATCTTGCCTCCATGGGCTAGCGCGCTCATCTCGCTGACCCTGATAGCGAGGCCAACAGCTGTGTAGTACGGCTCGCCACTCCACGCAAGGGCCGGCGAGGTGTCAAGAAGGGCAACTAACTTTCGACACGGCGTGCCCCATTTGGCCTTCTTTCCCGCCCACTGGGCATTTAAGAGCTGCACTTCGGCAGGAAGAGTCGCAGAGAGGGCCGCTTTTACGAGCTGCCCCACAGAGCAGCGCTTGCCCTGAGCCCCGGCAGCTTTAGCCTCGAGGTAGCGGCAGTAGTTGGCGGCGCCGCGGATGCGGTCGGGGGAGCGCGAGCGCTGCTCACCGAGCTGCGTCAGATTGCTAAAGGCCAGGCGATACTTGTAGAGGGCCTGGGAGGGCACGCGCGCGTAATCGATGTCGCCCCAGCGCCCGGTAGTCATTTTCGCCTCCACGGTGCCCGTATCCTCGCTGAGCGCAGCTAGCCTGATCCGAAGCTGAGCGCGAGCCTTTCTTGTAGCCCTTTTGGTGGCAGCGCGCCCCTTCGCCGTGGCGAAGATTCCGGGGAAATAGAGCTTGGCGAACTTCCTGAATACCCATCCGAAGGGCCTGGACCGTTCTCGGGGGAGCCACCGGGCCAGAAGGCTGCACCGCACCAGCGGTGATACTCGGCCTTCCTTCTTAGCTTGATAAATGCTCCAGTCTACATCAAGTTGACACTTGGCTACCCCTAGGGCATGGAGAATCAAAGGATGATCCTCGCTTCCTGACAGCCCCCGAACGAACTGGCAGACGTGCTTCACATCCTTCCAGGACCCGAGCGGCGGCGACAGCCCCGAGGCAGACAAAAGTAGAGGAAGGGCTGCAAGGGCTAAGTAGGGATAGTGCTGGTACCAGACCCAGATTTGAAGGATTGCAAGCTGCCTTTCACCCTTCCCGTGGCTTACGTCCCTAGTCTGGCCAATGAGCTTGTATAGGCGAACCATGTGGGCAAGATTCTTTTCTTCTGCGCCGTGAAATCTTGATAATAGGCTGTCTAAGTGGCGCGCGACGCTCTCAGCGGCGCAGGGGCGAGTTAGTTGGAAGAAGAGTTGCAACGTTCTCTCGTCGGCCCCGTCTGCCCCGGCGAACACGCGTCTCTTCCTCGCGATGGCGCGGTCCCGGTATTTTGATGACATCCGTAATCCTTATCCTTAGCAAGCTTTAAGCTGTTTGCTCCTAGTCCGCCTCCCAGAGCTCCGGCATTTTCGCACCCGTATCCGCTTGGTTCTTCGCCGGCCCGCGTCCCATATTTCCGTGAACACCACATATAGGCAGTTGACAGGCTGCAATCTTGGGGCTGCAGGCCTCCAGCTGACATCGCCTATGGCGTCCTCAGAGGTGAGCTCACCTTGCGCCTCCGGCTCCTGGATAAAACGTCGCACCGACTCAGGCCCGATACCTATGTCGTACTTGAGCAAAGACAGAGGGCGGTACTTAATACCGGCGTAGACACGGTTCCGCTTAAGGGCATCGACGAGGACCGCCTTGGGGAGTGTCCCACTTTTGGTGACCAGCGGCTCTTTGCGGCTATAGAAAAGCTCATTTTCGCGATTCACATACAGGTATATGACAGATACAGCCTGCTGGGGCGCCTTGTAGAGGCCCGTATAGGGCGCATCATTGCGGTCGAATTCGTCTATCCATTCAGTCTCCAGTTCCATTAGTACTAACTGCTAGAAAAAGCCGGCCGACCGAACGGGCCTCAGCGGCTGCCCAGCGCGGGAAAGCCGTCAACCTTCTCCTGGTCCTCTAAACAAAAAGCTTTCCTCGGCACCCGCTTTGGTGCCTGCCGTCGGAAGTGCGCCTTGCTGGCCCTCGCCCTAGCGAAGACATTACCCTTGCGCCGCCCGAATCCGGGCTCCTCGTCTTCTTCCTCTGGGATCTCTGCGCGCAGCCCCTCCCACCTGGAGCTGTGGTGGTGGTGGTGGTGCTGCAGTTGTTCCTGCTGTCGCTGCCGCTGGCTGCCCGATTTGGCGAGGAACGGGTTCACAGGACCTTCGGTCTCCTTTTCCGAGATCTGACCGCTGTCTGCCGTCCGAAGAGACGAGAAACGACTTCTGTTTCCGATACTTGACATTATGATCTAATCAGTGAAAATATTCTAAGCGATTTCAAATAATACTTAGAGGTAGAAGGTCTGGTTATCACGGGAAGCTGCGCCTCCTCACCGCGAATTTGCAGCGTGTCTTGTATTTAAACTTTGAGTGCACTGACGGGCGCCGTGAGCGTATCCGCTATACCGCCAAATAATACAGGAGGCAGCAACAGGGCAGAAAAAATTGACCCTAACGGCGGCTCCCCTTTATAAACTTAAATAATGAATTTACGGCCAGCAGCGGCTAAGCCTAGCATCTGTATCCCATGTCTGGATACTGATACTAGTAAAGAACGGGTGCGGGCAGTCATCGAAAAGCATCAACTTGGCGAGATAGAGCGTGTCGATATGGTATCCAAATTCGCAGCGCGCACACCCCACAAACGTGCATTCGTGCACTTTGTCGCCTGGGCCAACTCTGAGCATGCAAAGGATGTCCGCCAGCGACTCACAGAGGGGGACTACGTTAATATTATACACCGCTTCCCGTGGTTCTGGAGATGCCACCAGAGTTCACTCCCAAAGCCCAAGCGCCGCTACGTCTGACCTTGCCGGCAGTCTACCAACCAGAGAAACTCTCGAATGGCGTCTTTCGCAGACTTTCTCTTATAGGCAGCTATACCTGCCATTTTGTTGTAGGTGCGGTGCTCGACAGGTATGGCCCTCACAGCGCCCTTCTCCCTCAGTATGGCCGAGAGGCGAGCGAGCGGAATGATGCCACGGCTGTTATACGAGACTAGTATGAATTTCGCCCTCGTTGCCTTGATCAGATTTGCAAAGGCGCTCTCAGCATCTACATAGCTGTTGTAGGGCGAGCGCTTCCATGTCTTCGGCTGCCCTCGGTTGGTATCTGGGATCTTAGCAGTCAAGTCCCAGTCGTTGATTATGTCGAGAAGGAAGTAGTAAATGGAGTACGGGTGCTGATTGTAGGGAGGGTCGTAGTAAACCAGGTCCAGGGGCGGCACGGAGGCAGCCCACGCATTGGCGTCCATGCGGGACACCGTGACGGCGCATGGATTGGGATGGGACACTGGGGACCGAAGGGAGATTGGCTGCGTGATCCGCTTTATGTCAATTCCCTTTTTTCCTCCGTAGGCTCCGACACCGTCCGATTTGTAGAAGGCGGAGAACTGCCCACTGGTATTATTGTGGATGGAACTTTCGACGAGCAGGGGGGCCAGCAGAAAAGGCCTGTACCGCGGGGCCTGCTCCCCGATGAAGGCACGATATCTGTCGATGCGCATGCCATTCTCCTCTGTGAAAAAGCAGCGGTGTCCCGGCCGGATCTCCCCGCTAGGTGCCCAGTGATCGGCTACCCAGCGCGGCACACACGAGCCTCCGGGATCATCGGCGAAGGCATTTGCCTCTTCGATCAGTTTCGCTACCTTTCTCTTCGCCGCCTTTGTGGGCGTGGCCAGGTAGCAGCGAGCTAAAGTCTCGGAATATCCGGCCAAATCATTCGTATGAAGGCTCTTACCCCTTGTCTTAAAGAGGCGCGAGACCACGCCCGACCCTGAGAAGCCATCCCCGAAGGCCAGACGATCACTCCCGAGTGTCTGCTCGACGGTATGAACGGCCTCCGCGATCGCCCGGACCAGCCGTCGCTTGTTTCCCATGTATGTGATAAGCTGACACCTCAGAAATTGCTCGTCGTCCATTCCTTACATCACACGTTCCGATATCCGTATGTCCTTTTTCCCCGATCATCGGGCTACACTAGTCCTCGGGCGGCGAGGGAGCTGCAGGGGAGGCGCACGCAGTTCGCATTTGGAGAGCTGTATGATGCCTTTCTGGGCATCGTAATGTATATCGTGTGTCTTCAGGTAAACTCCGGGAAGGTACTCGTGCATGCCGCTGCTCACTTCGCGTGACTTGAGAAGGGTATGATTTCTATAGTAGGCTCGTCGTGCGCGCGTTTTGTAAGATTTACCCTCCTTTCCAGTCAGCGAGATGACGTACCCTACCGCCCCCACCCTAGGCCGGCGCGGCGGCGGGAGACCGTGCACCCTCGCAGCATGCTTGTTGAGGTGGGCAAGCTGGGCGAAGCCGCGCTCGCAGTGTGGGCATTGAAAGGGGCGTTCGCTCTCCTCTACATGTCGCGCATTGATATGGCATGTAAGGCTATTTTTTGGACCTGTCGTCTCGTAACAACAATAGGGGCAGGCGTGTACCACTTGCCGACTCACGCGGTTCGCTCGGTAATAGTCGGTGCTGGTGCGAGTCATTCTTTCCGTTATTATCCGCCTGGCAGTTATAAAGTGACTTCAATTTTACCACAGCCGATCGCAAAAAAAAATAGACCTTTAGTGTATAATGTCGCCTATTGTCGTGGTGATCGTATTACTGCTCCTTCTAGTCACAGCGGGCTCACATAGCGGCCTGGAGGGCTTTCGGCGCGGACGTATGGGAAGACGCGGGTGGGGACGGCGTGTCGGGCGGTGGAGACGCCCCGGCCGCGGTTTCCGGCGGTGGGGTCCTCGACGCTGGGCGGTCCCAACGTGGGGATGGCCGGTCGTGTGGTCGCCCGGCTATGGGACATGCAAGCGCGGTTGCATCTATACAGGAAGCGGATGGGGCTGCCAGTATCCGGGCTACGGCGTGAACGACTGCATGTTCGCATCTGACTGTGCCTGGTGTGGCTAGGTTAGCTCTATGACCGCAGCCTCCTCTACACCGCAGCATGATCTCTCCAACGTTTCCGGAAGCTCGGGCGCGTTGTTGATGAGGACCGCGTATTTGGTCTTGTACCTCTCTACGATAGTTCCGGCGTTACCACGCTGGTTCACTGGCTTGGCAAGCAATGTTTCAAGATCCACCTGAAGACTCCCGAAGTGGCGCGAATACTGCTGGTGCCGGTCTTCCAATGCGTCGTACTTCAAGAACGTCTGCAAAGCAGAAAGGATAGCTATAAGCATATTGAAGACGCCGATCACATAAGGAAAATAGTTGACCATTGCCACAGAGTCGTCGGTCGGCATGAAGGTTGGGGTATAGGTGGGGGCATAAGACGGTAAGAGCGAGGGCGCGTAAGAAGGCGCGTAAGAAGGGGCGCGCGAAGGGGCGTAGGAAGGTGCGTAGGAAGGTGCGTAGGAAGGTGCGTAGGAAGGTGCGTAGGAGGGTGCGTAGGAGGGCGCGTAAGAAGGGGCGCGTGAAGGGGCGTAGGAGGGCGCAAGCGTTGGTGCAGGGACCGTCGGCGCCTGAGAGTGCGTCGGGGCCTGAGAGTGCGTCGGCTGCGAGGTGTAGTATCCCCCATCGCCACCGCAGTCGTCATAGCACCAGCCCGAGCATGCCGACGCGGAGCAGCCCTCCCAATAGTCATAGCAGCAATCGCAGTCCCAGAAACCCTGCCCACTGCCCAGATCAGGGCAGGCGCCGCTGGCTGCGCCACAGGGGATGCTGCAGTCGCCGCCATAAGGGTCGCTAAGCTGCAACCTTCTGGCGCCTCCCTCGATCACAGATGGTTGTACGAACGATATGCTCCCGAGGACGGTGCTAATGAGGATTGTCGGAATCGAGAGAAGTTTATTTTTCCAGCCGTAACTTCCTGCGGAGGAGTAATGTGCCTTCTTGCGGTACCTGCAGACTTTCTCCCACTTGTTGAGCAGTAACACAGTGCTTTCGCACCATTCGCCATCGTCTACAATGGTAGAACTACTTCCGTGGCTGTTCATTATATATACACCTTATTTTTTCTCTTGGCAACCGCCCAGTCAAGTGAAAAACGTCTTTATTTTATTTAGAATCCACTGCGCTCAAGTTCTTGAGTTCCTTCACCTCTTTCGCTGGACCATCCGTAGTTTCTTTCGCGGTGCACCAGCGATGTTTGCCCATGATGGACGAAGTGCAATACAGGGCGTTGGCGTCTCCGCAGCAGCAGCAGCAGCACTACCATTGCTCGCCGTGGTGCCCTCGCTTTCTGTGTCGCTGTCCTTGGCAGCCGGCGGCGCCGATTTGCTCAGAGGTTCCCAGAGCCCCTTTGAGGAGTTGGTAGCAGCTGCGGTGCCGATCCTCACACGAGCGGGCTCTGGAGGACGCCTCCCCTCAGCCGGCTTCTTGGATCGGCTTAGGGAAACCTTCCAGAACCAGGGTTTTTCTGGGTCACTTTCATAATAGACCTTGACGTCCTCTTCCTTCTTTAGGGCGGCTAAAACCTGCCGCGCTTGTTTATTATGCATATTCCACCGTCCGGGTGCGAAATGGACAAATACACGCTGGAAGTCACCCAGCGGCACCATATCCACTCGTTCAACAAACCCCCAGTTGAGGCCAATGAACACACGCTTTACACGGCGGGACGTAATATTTGCAAAGACACTGGGTATACAGAGGCTTACACCTGCAGTGGTATAGTCATCATTCGATTGGGGTTTTGACAGAGTTGGGGGCATGGTTTTTCAGGTTCACTTTTCTGCTCCCTTATCGGAGGCGCTAAGC